GAAATGCGATTCTTTGCTTCCATTCATAATTTTTGTTTTCGTTTGACATATCTAATCGTAATCAATTACACGATTATATTTAAGGAGATTTCTCATCTTAGCGACCATAGGATCTCCATCCCTTGTTTTTAAATAGTGCCAATATATAATATCTTTTACTGCCCAATCTTCAGGACCGTATCCATTCTCAGGGATATTTAGCATTTCTGGTCGGTGTGTTACCATGAACACATCCGAATATTGATATAGTGCGTCTGCACCAAATACATCCGATTTTTGAGGGTAATGTAAGTTCTTATTCTGTATTCTTTCGGTATTCTCAATACCACGATTCAGTTGACTTACAATAACATATGATGATTTAATTTTTTTCTTCATTTCGTTGAACATAGCCGATAACTCATATAATACTTCGAGTGTCTTTTGTTCGCCCATTTTCTTTACTAATACACTATGGTCAAGAGTAACGAGTATACCTCTATCGAGATTCTCTTCCATTCCCATAGCAAAATATTCTATTGTATTCTTAATTTCTTGCACTGTACCCGGTATATCTACATACCATACTGGATTATCTTTTATGCTAAATGCATAATCTATAGCCTTATTATACTGTGCTTTTGTTAAATTCTTTGTTGGTTCTGCTAGATCTGCGTTATACATCTGTTTTACAGACATGTTTAAGTTTTTTGATATCTTTCTGCCAACTAATCTACGTGCTATCATCTCAAAGTTAAAAGATAAAACAGCAAATTTTTCATGTGGATTCATTTCAAATAATCCGGTTTCCATTTCATTCAGGACAGCAGTTTTACCACTACCTGACATACCTGCAATTGTAACAATACTTCCCCATTCAACACCATTCATCGACGCTTCATTAAATTTTCTCCAAGGTGTTTTAAGGGATTTGATGTTACCATCCATTCTACCTTTTATATATCGAAGCTCTTGTCTTGCAGCTTCTTCAATAGTTATATAAGGTAGAACTCTTTTAGATAAGTTTTCCTCCATAACCAGTTTCTACTTTTATAGGTTTTTCTTTAAGTGCTTCACATTCTGAAGCTAAAGACGATCCAACGCCTTGTTTATCTATAAAGTAATGTGCTAGTTGCATATACATATATCCTTTTATCGCAAATTTTTGTATGTAATTTTGAGTAGCCTTAAATATTTCTTCTCTTGTATAATTATAAATGGATACAAACTTAGTCATTTTTTTTATAACTTCCAACTTGTTTCCACGGTATCTATATCCACCATTATTACTACCAGCGGGGAATAATTTTCTCCATTCATCTATCCAAAGAGTTACATCAATTTTCCTTTTCTTTTTGATATATCTCTTAAATAATTCTTCTCCTTTCTTTCTTAACATTACATCACTAATGTTTTCACCATATGACTTAATAAGTCCTTGTTCTTCAAGTGATTTTATACGACCATCATAATGCATGAAGTCCTGTGTATGTAATGCATGTAGAAATTCAAAGTTTTCTTCATAAACGAGTATGAGTATAAAGAACTCCGCTGGTGGGAGTTCTATATCTCGATACACGCTTAAATACTTTTCATTTAGCATTATGTTACGATATTTAAGTGTTTGTACTGTAATTTCATGTCCTCTTCCATAATTGGGACAATATAATAGTCATAAATATCTGATTCTACAAATTCTGTTTCAAATTCTTTGTTAAGAAGATCGCACAATACTGACGGGTTATCTAAATCTGCATTAGGATATTCTATCTCAATTAGATTTATTAACACCTTCAGGTTGTGTACTAAGGGTTTCACCCCTGACCGTAAGGTCTCGATAATTGAATTTCCCATCTGTTATACTTTTACTGTTAATTATCATTACTTCAGACTTGTCGAAATCAATAAAATTCTTGATCATATTTTTAAACCAAGTTTCAGCTTGAGTATTACAAACACGAAGTATCCACATTTGTGCTACATCATCTGTTGCTAATCTATCAAGTCGACCTTTCTTTTGTTTTGATCGTGTTGAGGAACCAACATATGATTCCATTACTGCATGAGTTGCTCCTACAAGATTCAACCCAAGTGTGAGAGATTGACAGCTACCAAGTTCACGTATTTTACCTTCATTAAAGTCAACTATACGTTGAGCATTCACATCCTTATGATTTTTAGAATGTACTGTTAAATCTGTAATTGTGTTTACTTGTGCTGTTAATTCTGAAAATATAAGAATTTTAGCTTTCTCATTATCTTTAAGAATACCATTTTTAACAAGTCTTGCAAGTTTTCCTGTAGAAGGTAAGTTCTGAAGAAATGTCTTCCTATATTTAATAGAATTTAGATACATCATTGCTGCAAACTTTTGTTCTTTATCACCTAATCCTTTCCAAAACCAATCACCAGCATCTTTGAACCAATCACGGGAACCTTGATTAATCATGAGTTGTTGACCTTTCTCTATTTGAGTAGTCAAATATTCATAATGTTGTAATTCTCCCTTGATATATGTGTTCTTAGCTATTCTAACTCTTACTTTATCATTATTATTCAATTCATGATCAACAATAATAAAACGTGTTTTATTGGTAATACCATCTTCTTCTGATTCATAATATTCATAGATAACAGAACAGTATTTTTTATAATAATCATACTTATCGTTATTTTTTTTCTTATCTTGTGTTGCAGTTAAACCCATTAAATAGGTAAAACCAACGTTTTCAAAAAGCTTGGAATATTCAGGTGTCATCATAGTATGAATTTCATCAGCTATTATAATATTAAAAGATATATCCTTCCATTTATAAGTAGACTGAACGTTCTCCATAATAATAAGTATTCTACGACCATTCCATGTCCAGAAATTATCTGTCCATTCTTCAAATCCCCATTTAATTAGTTCTTTACGCCAATTTTCCTTAAGATTATCTCTTGGTGAAGTAATTAATACTCTGACAATGTGTTCATTACCTTTAATGAAATCAAGAGGAACTTTAGACTTACCTGTGCCTGTTGACATACATACAGTACCATGCCCTCTATTATCTTTAAAAGCTTGCAATGCTTCTGCTTGTACAACTTCTCTTGTTTTCTTAATCATTTTTTAAATGTGATTTTATTAATAATAGTTTCAATATCAGTTTTTAGTTGTTTATCAGTTTCCATATCATTAGTAACTGCTTTCACATTACTCATAATAGATTCATGTCTCTTATAACGAAAGAAGTCTGCTATACTTTGATAAGTATGACCATAATGACGAGCTATATATTGAGACATTTGTCTCACTACTACTAGTTCTCGCTTTCTACTCTTACCGTATCGTACTATAATAGGTTCTTGTTTCATTGTTGTAGCAACTAACCAGTTTAAATATATTATACCTAAATATGTATTTGACTTAGGTGGATTAAGATTAGTATTCCTAATAATCTCAAATAAAGTATCAATACCAATATATTCAGCATCAATCTTATAGTTACCGTCATCAGTATATCTAACTGCTAACTGTCCAAATCCTGTTTTACCTGACCATTCTATTACTACAACTTTATCTGTTTTCTTAAGAATTTTTGTCTTCATTAATTTTTATTATGTTTCTTTAGTAAAAGAGTTACTTCTATATGTACCCATTCATCACAAGTGTCGATGTCTACGACTACATTCTTTGCGTATTTCTCTTTAAGCTCTTTCTCTATACTCTCAGCTTCTTTAAAATCTATCTCAGAGTATTCTTCTTCTCCAACATCACCATTTTCACGAGTAGCGAATAACATAAATTGTTCATCGTTATTTCGTTCATCAAGTGAGAATGAACCTTTTGTTGCTATTTTTATGATATCGTTCATCATAATATTTGGAATATTCATAATTAAAATAATTTAAGTTGTCCATCATTAACAGCATTTTTAATTTTATTCGCTTCTGCTATATAATATCCATAGTCTATATTATAGTCTCTAAATGCTTTCTCTTCATACTTGTTAAATATTTTAGTAGACCTACCAGATTCGAGAGATATTACTCTACCGTCTCTCTTATGCTCTTTAGTAAGTGCTCCACCAACTCTAGACATATAATATCTAATAGTACGTTGTTGTTTATCTTTTATTCGATAACTTTTTTCTTTTTTATGCATAATATAACTATGGAATATATTCCAATCCTGTCTTGCTCTAAAACTTAAACAGAAATCATATATATTATTGTGTTCACGTATAAATTGTTCAATAGGTACACCATGTAAATAATATGCATGTAATGCCTTTGGTACAACTCTCATTGACCAGTTCTTATTGTATG